CCAGTGATAGCCGACAGCGTAACCTTACGTCCGTTTGGCGAAGCATCGGCGGGGGCTGATATGCTTATGCTGGTTGTGTTGCCCAGAGACGCAGAGCTTGTTGCTGCCGAATATGTGGTTGGCTCTGATGAGCATATATCAACTCTATTTGCTTCGGCGTCCAAAACGGTCAAGCCGTTATCTAGTACCCTATCATTCAACGTTGCCATTTAGTAACTCCTGATTTTAATGCGCTGCCCCGCGCTGTTAAACTTTGCCTCTTCGCTGTCTTGGTTTATACCATCAATTGCGCTTTGCAGCAATGCCGCCCATATCTGAGTGCGGCCATCGTCTGCCAAGTAAGGCGCACTATGCATAAGAGATCCGTAAAGGTACGCGTCAGGGTAGTAAGTCAGCAACCAATTCGTCGCGTTACTATCGCTCAGTGCTGCTGGCTTACCATAATAAACCATCTCAACTGTATGATCTGAAGCTGGGGTAGGAAACAACTCTAACGATCCATCAGTAATAGCAAAGAACTGAGGTATGCCCGATGTATCTTTATTGTTTTCGCGCATCTCCATCATGGTTCCTTGACCCACCATTTCAAGCCGCCGCGTGTTGTCGCTTGTAAGGCTGAACCTGATTGGCTCCATAAAGTCAGAAGGAAAAGCAGTGTATTGTGCGCTTACAATGGCGGTTGACCTTTTCTCTTGCCGCCAATGTCTGATTTTGCGGTTAAAGTTAGCTTCAGCCAAAGCAATGAAACTAGGGATTGTTGACGTTAGATCATCCCTGTTAAGAAAATCAGCTATGCTGGATTTTAGTTCACTGTAATTTGTAATAGGCATTTTCTTCACTTTCTATTACTTTTACCAAATAACGCTTCTGCATTGTGCCAGTAGCCTCTTCCTTGATAACATCAATGCTTTTATAAAATGGATCACTGCGCATTAAACCCAGACCCATATCATCAACTTCTATTTCATATTCTGTCATTTTTTTATGCTCTCTAGGTATTCCACCAGTGACATCATTTCTTGCCCCAACGGTTGAACCTCTTGCGGGATCACTTCGTTAAATTGAGTATATACATTTGGCCTATATTTTCTATTGCTTAAACCTAAATATTTGGCCTCTTTTGCAAGGCTCATAGCCCTACCTTGCACCATTGCGTTTACTTCTGGCGGTGAAAATTTCTTATCAAATGTTGCCAGCCTGTCCATTACCTCTTCACGCGCTAAGGGCATAAACTTTTTAAAATCTTCTGATACATCATAAAACCCTTCTGTTTCCGCTGGCGCTCTATGAATTACGCCACCTAACCCGCTTTCTGGTATATATCCTGATGTTCCAAAATAGGATTGTGGCGGGTAAGGATCATATATAACCTCTGGCACTTCACCATATTTAGACAAGCGCGTTCCGTAAGCCAGATCACGTTCCATGCCGCGAATGTTAGGATTGGTTAAATGCTGCAATGGATCAATAACTGGCCGCACTTCGTCAGAGTAATGAAACAAATCAAGCAAGCCTTTTGCTAACTCTGAAACAGCTTTTAAACCTTTAGCCATTATTTGCCCCACTTCTTGATGATTTCGTCTAGCTCATCACGCTCAATACCTTTTGGCATACCCTCTGGATCTACAGCCCAATCTGGCAACAAACCGGCTTTCTGATCGGCAAACACTGTATCAGCGCCCAAAGCGGTAGCATTCTGATCTGCGAATGGCCCGCTGTTTAACCAGCTATTTTGGCCGCGTGTCTCAGTTGTCATGGCCTTGCGAGCTTCTGGGCTAAACATCCTGCTATGCTCTAACCATGCGCGTTCTTCACCTTTTGCTCTAAACTGCGGGTTTCCTGCGCCTAAATGCCCAAACATATCATGCACAACGCGGAAAGCGTCATTAGCAACAGCATCTTCCTTATCGCCAACTCGACCAACAAAACCTAATAATGGGTTGTCTGATGCATCAAATTCGCCAGATCCGTAGCCAAAGTCAGTAGGAAATACAGTCAATTCCTTGTTTTCCACAACATCCTGATAACCCATCGCGGGACTTTTTGCATATGGATCTGTCTGGCCTTCGCGCAAAAACTTAAAATCTATTCCCGTACTTCTTAGCGCTTCATACTGCGCCATAGTTTCGTTTTTAAGAGCCTCATATGCTGCTTTTACATCTGGGTTGTCTGGATCGTGCTTCATGCGCTCATACGCTGCTGCGATATATTTGGCCCGCTGCTGATCTAATTCTGGGTATTCAATATATTCTGGAATATCTATGCCAGCTTCATTCATATAATTGCGAGATGCGCTCTGCACTTCAGCAATTGGCCTAGAAGAAAACCTGCCTTCATCTGGAATACCTACTGCTGCCGGTCTGCCCTTTTCTGGCAAATTCATAACATCAGGGTTTCCCTCTAATGTATCGCCAAGAAGGTATGGCCGTGATCTCTTGACCATAGACCCAAACTCACCAGCTTTATCTATTAATCCCGCAAAAGGTGCGGCAACCATTTCTAATGGCGCTTCATTCTGCATTGCCAATAAATCACGACCTAATCTGTCGCTTGAACTTTTGCTGAGATTAAATGGGAAACCTTCAGCAGCAGATTGAATTGCACCTGTAGTAACACCTGTTGCGGCTCTGTAAGCTGGCTCAATCGCGCTTACGGCTCGCAACAGACCATATAAAGGATTAAATGAACCTTGCCCAATCTCTCCAATCTCATCCAATTCAGCTAAAGCGCGTTGCGTTGTCTGCCTACTGACACTTTCACGCGGGTCACGGTATTCTGGCTGTAAAGCGCCTCTGTTAGACATTAGCCAATCTATAAATCCAGACATTAGCCCTTAACCTCTGCAAGATATTGCTCTATTTCTTTTTCTGTAGTGTCGGGGTCATTCAACAAATATGAAAGGCCAACACTTACCGGCAAACCGGCAGCAGTAAGATTTTTTAAATGAGAAAACGCAGGATCAAACCTCGCAAACCTTGACCTAACTCTAGTTGCATCAGTTATAATTTGGTCAGTGGATGGGCTTCTTGCCGCTGCTTGAAAATCTTTATAATCCTTGTAAATGTCTGGAACCTCATCAGGACGCGGGGAATATGGGCCACGATCAATAATGTTTTCTAATCGGCCATATGTAATTCTTCCACCATCTTGAGATGAAGGAATCTCCATAGTGTCAAGCATTGCGTTTGCAATTGTATCAGTAGACATAGGAGATAATGGTATCTCATTAGGCGTTGAACTTGTTACGCCCTGCAAAAAATCAATTCTTTTTAAAATGTCAGGATCATCATCTTTCCCTGTCAAAACATCAGATAATGGAAACTGCAAAGGCGCTTCGCTGTCAGTATCTATGTCAACTCCAGATTTTTGAAAATGATTGAACAATTGGTTTCCATCATCGGCCCTAAGATATGGGTTTAAACCTCTGTAATGTGCGCCACTGGCGTCTGCTGAGAAATCAAAAGGATCACCGCGCTTTACCAACAAATCATACATACCGCTGTCTGTTCTGTCGGTGTATGTATTAGAAACTGCTGGGTTGCTTGATGTGTAGATTGGACGCTCTGGATCATCAAAGGCAAATCTATCTATATCCCCGTGGGAAGATGAACCATGAAATTGTCTTTCCTCTGGGATGAAACCAAGCGCTCTGGCGCGATCCATTCTTGAGGCCGTGTCCATAGTCATCGGAGTATAATTGAACATTGTTTGCGGATCTGCTTGGTTCATCATTTCATCTGTAACCGCTGAAGCATTACCTTGCTCTCGCATTTGCAAGATCCGCTTTGCCATTTGCTTTTGAGGCGTATTCGCTACAATATCATCAGCTTTTAACAAATAACCAAGCAAGGTTTGCCCAAGATCGCTAACTGCTCTTAATCCACGGCCAGACATCTAACACTTCCACCTTTTACGCGCAGCCTTGCCCCGTTCACCCGTCCAGCCCTGTGATCTGGCGCAGAATGACTTTTTACGGGCTTTCTCTTTCTTCGTCTTTGGGCTAGGCGCAGGAGCCTTGAGATTGCTTCCCGTGGCCTTATTATACTTTGCCCTACCCTTAGCCGTTAAACCACCGCCACGCTTCACAGACAGCTTTTCTCCGCGCCCTACGGATAAGCTTGGGCCAGACTTTCGGCTTTTAGGTTTTGCTTTAGCCATTACTGCATTGAACTCATAATCTGATTAAGTGCTTGCTGCTCTCTAAATTGCTTTTCTTCTAACGGCAGCATTGCGTATGCCTCAACACCCATTGATTGAGCCACCGCATCACGCGCCATTTGCAGCATCATATCCTGACCATAAGTAGTTTTAAGAGTGTTATAAGTTGATGGCACATCAGGAGCTTGACCCATTTTTTGCCCTGTCAAGTAAGATGGCAAAGATGGCATTGTTCTGTTTTGCGGCATTACCATATCATAAGTAGAACCAGCTTGCTTAGACATACCATGATAATCTGCGCCCATTGGATCTACCATTGATGGTTGCGCATTAACTGTAGATGCCCCTGTGGATGTTGGCACTGGCGGCTCATAAAACCGGCCACCCTCATCGTAATACCCAACGCGCTCGCTTTGATTGCCAGTAAGCATATTGGCTATATTGCCTATACCGCTAAATCCACCCGCGCCCCTAAAGCCACCACCGCTTGCCTGTGGCCCACCTTGGTCAAACATATCAGCCATATCGCGGTAGCCAATTCTTTCACGCGGCACATCACCAGAACCTTTAGGCGCAACCTTCATCACGTTCAGAATATTTGATAAAGGCCCGCCAGCAAAATACGTTCCAGATTGGTTTTTACCGCCACCATCAATCGCATCAGTAAACGCAGAAACATACTTGCCTCTATCGTCATAATAACCAAACCCACCGCCACGACTG